TACCTTGCTCTTTGCCTTAGCCATGTCAGCAGTTCCACGCACGGAGGGACAATGCTTTCCGTGTCGGTCTGCCTTTGTCATCCTTCATAGGACCGGGCATCCCGGACATGCGAGCGCAAAATGACTTACGTCTGGCAGCATCCTTCTTGGTTTTTGGATTCGGCGCAGGCGGTTTCAGCCCCGGCTTGCCGGGATTGGCACGGTTGTAAGAAGCCCTGCCTTTGGCATTTAAACCGCCAGCAGGGTTTTTGCCTTCTTTCCTTTGCCATGCCGGGGTCTTTGGCATAGGTCACCCGCAAATAACAGTGACTTGGGTAACTTGATCCAAAGTCATGATGGCGAAATCCCCGCGACCGCTATTGCTTTTGGTCGTGAGAATTCCTTCTGGCGGAACCATCGCATCGTTTGCAGTTCCGTCAGCCGGAGTAAACAATTTCAACAGAGTTGTATTGTTTGGCTTTGCGGTAAACGTGATACTGCCACCAGCAGACGAAGCAACATAAAGCACCTGCTTGATACGGGTTCGGGGAAACGCGAGGTCTCCGCCATAGCCGATCTTGACGCCGCCTGCGGTGGCAGCACTAACACTGATGCTATTGATGCGCGTGTAGTAGTTGGTCGAATAAACAATCGACGCGCTAGGCCCGGTGACCGTTTCCGTAACTATGCCATCGTAGCCATTAGCACCAACCACCACACCAGTGATAGTGAACGTCTTATTGGCATCTGCGCCATTAGAGGAAATGGAAACTTTATAACCAGTTCCATACTCGCCTACATTGTTTTTGAGGAGAGCAATGTTCCCAGAAGCCGCGATGGTCGCGGAGGCGCGAAAATAATCATCGTCACTAGACGGATTGACCGCCCAGACATCGTACTGCGACATAGAGAATCCTCCGTTTTAGAGGGCTAACCCTTGGCTAATTTAAACGGTGACGCTCTTGTAGAGGGCGATGTAGGCCGTGGTCGAACCAACGAGAACTGGAATAAAACCAAGTTGGGCCGAAACAGCGCCAGAGGCAGCATTTGCCTGATTAATCGTCACGTTGGAAATCTTGGCCGACGTAGCGATCAGATTGGTGATCGTGGCGGAATTCGCCGTCAGAACAGTCGCGCTAACCGCACCAACCACAGCGCCGATGAAGCCGTTGTCCGATTGAACCGGACCAGAGAAAGTAGTCTTAGCCATGTTTAAACCTCGTATGCAAGTCGTCCACCAGTCTGCATACCGTCAGCCGGGTCTGTCTGGTGGACTCGTTTTCCCGGTAATGCGATTAAACAACACAGATACACAAAAAGAAAGGGGGCCGAAGCCCCCCTTCTCTGCCTTTTGGGCTATCAGGTCGAACCCGGCGACCCGTAGATGCCAAGCGGATCGCTGACACCAAACGAGTAACGCTCGCGAGCCTTGTACCGGACGTTGCCGGTATCAAAGTCGCCATCCATGCCGGTCGAGAGCGGCGTACGCACGAAGTGCTTCATGCCGTTCGGAACGTCAGTGATGAGGAAGAAGGCGTTCGTGTCGGTCAAGTAATGGTTGACCGCGTAGCCTTCCGGAATCGCGCCCATGTTACGGATCGCGTTGATGTCGTTATCGGCAGTCGCCGTACGGAGAGTGGTCTCCATGAGGCGCTCGGCAACGAACATCAACTGCGACGGAACAATGAGACGGCGCGGACGGGCGGCGATCAAGAGACCGCGCTCGTCCACGAAGTTCGCAATCGAAATGATTGCGTCTTCGAGCGACGTTTCATTGAGGTCCGCACCCACGGTCGGACGGTTGGCATTGGTGCCACCGTTGACGAGCGGGTGAGCCGTGCTGAAGAGCGTCACGCCGTCACCAGACTGGAACGTCGTGAAGCCGTTGTTCAGCAGAGCAGCAGCCTTAACCTGCTTTGTATTCGCCATACCACGGGCGAGAGCCTTGGTGTAACGAGCAGAGAGTTGGTCATAGAGGTTGTCCTCCATGGCTTCCTCAGTGATCGAGAAACCCATCGCAATCGTTTCGTGGTTGTAGCGAGCAGTCCAAGCCTCCTGCGCGTTGTCATAGGCAATGGCCTGACCTTCCGGCTTAACCGGGGCCGTGCCGAAGCCCGACAACTTGACTTCCTCTTCGAAAGCCTTTTCGGAGTTCTCGGTTTCATAGATGAGCGTATGCTCATCTTCATACTTGGCATACTCCAAGCCGAAAAGGGCGTTAAGCCCCGGCAGGAGTTCCTTCAACATTTGTGCGCGTGAAATAGCCATTTTCTAGAACTCCTTAGGCTGTGACGCTACTGTAGTAGCCGTGGGTCAGAACATTGAGTTTGACCAACAACTCACGGTAGACGGTAAACACGATGCTTGACGCAGCCGGAATCGCCGTGACGCTACCCGGCACATCAATGGCAGCATCGATCGTGACGGAGGTATCGCCAGCGGCAACTGCCGACGTGACGAACGAACCCGTCTCAATCAACTGACCATTGCTGGCGTAGTAGGCCACGCTCGTTCCAACCGGAAGTGCCGCCGGAGCGCCAGAACCCGTGAGGGTGATCGTGGTGCTGGAGGACGAGCCGGTCGCGGCGTAGGAGATTGAAGTCTCCGGAACCACACCGACACAACGCAGCGGGAGGATTGACGTAACCGGGGTTGCAGTGGGCGCGAGGATCGCGTTCTTGCTGTTGCCGGTGTTGACGTTACCCGTGTTGTTCACGCAGGAAAGGTTGGTGCCAATCATCGCGTAAGCGCCCGAAGCCATCGTGGTCCCAGACGAACAGACCGCAGCCTTGAAGACAGTGTCCGGATCATCACAGACATACGCTACTGCATCACCAGCCAGCGTCGAAGCGGGCCAGTATTGCGCGAAACGCTTGTCCTTGGTCACGGGGTCCGTATACGAACAACCCAAGAAAACGCCCGTCAGTGCGTTCGATGACGTGGTAGCGGCAATCGATACACGGGTGAGCGAACCTCGCACGACCTTGACGAAATCACCGTAGAAGATGTCCGTCGCGTAGCCGTACTGAATCGGGTACGCACGGGTCGAACCCGCGAATACCTGACCGCCGATGAGGTTAATCGGCAGGAACCCATAAGGGGCTGTCACATTAGTTCCTGAAGCCATTTGAAATTACCTCGAATAGTGGAAAGAAAAGGATTTATCCTCGTCCGAAAGTGGTGCGCGTTGAACGCTCCGGATTAAGGAGCGGCATACGCGGATCATTTTCCCGCAGATAACTGCGGTCCACACCGTCGATCTGTCGATCTGAAAGTTCTTGGAAGTACTTCTGGCGTTGCAACATCTTCTCTTGTGGGGCTTTGCAAAGCAGCAAACCACCGACTTCGACGTTCCCTTTAAACTGAGAATTGATGTCAGAGAGGATCTTCAACTCAGGATGATCTTCTGCCTTGACAGGTTCCCAGCCTTCACGGAATTGGCGTGAGACGTTGGTGTTATCCGAACGTCCCAAAGAAGAAGTACGAATCCATCGGAACACCCAGCCATCTTTCGGCTCGGGGACCGGCAGTGCAGATTGCGGCAACCACGAGTCACTAGGACGCGATTCGGCTGCACGGTCAATACGAATTTTGCGCTCTTCAGCCATTGTAACTCTCCTTGATGAGTTGTTTGGCGTACTGCTCGGGGGTAAGGCCAAGTCTCTTCGCGACAGAAACTTGTGTAGCAGTCAACTGGATTTTGCGTGGCTTGGCTCCGTTGTTACGGTTAGCCGGGGCTACCACGGTGTTTGGGGTGCGTTGAGGGGCAACAGAGACTTGTACGTCATCTGAGTCCTTCTCAAAGTAATCTGGGAATCGTTGCCGCATCGCAGCATCGATCTTTTGATAATACTCGTCCGTATCGGCTTTGATACCGTGTTCACGGATCAACGTCTCATGGACTCCGTAAGCCAACGCAGTCATTTCCCTGTTACCCTGAGGACCGAACCAAGGATTCTTCTTGGTCCAATCCAGAGCCTTGCTGCTCGGTTGGGGCGGTTGATACTGCTGCACAGGAGGCTGATAAGCCTGCTGTGCTGGCTGGGGCTTGGGTCGAGACTGAAGAACACGTTCGTGTTTCTCAGCCTCCCGAAACTCCGTCTGGGCATTAAGGAGTTTTTCCTGAGCGTCGATAATCTTTTGAGCATCACCGGCTTCGTATGCGTCTTTGTACAGGGCTTTGGCCTGTTCAAGAGCGAGATTGGCGCGGGCTTTGATCTGAGAGACTAATGCGCCTTCTCCTCGTTGGAGGAGTGACTCGTATTGCTGGTTTTTAGCGACCAGTTGCTGGGCATAACGAAGGGCTTCTTCGCGCATTTGCTCGGCGGCTTCTTTCTGCCGCTGGGCTTCATGCTGCTCGTACTTGAGTTTGTTGATTCGCTTGCGGACTTTTTCACTGTAGTCCGACAGTTCTTCGTCGTTCTCTTCCTTCTCAGCCTGTTTAACCGGCTGCTTAGGGATGTCATCGACGATTTCCAGTTCCACCTCGGGTTCCGGGGCGGACTTGGCGACTTCCTTTTCAGGGATTTGCAAGGGGGCGGAAACTCCGAAGAATTTCTCTTCCTTGGTCATTGCTTCGGTACTCATGCTTTCACCACTCCTCGCGGATCTTCGACCACGGCTTCGACCGAATCATCGTTGATGAGACGGAACTCTTTGCCATGAACCTTAAAGCGAGTACCGGAGTAGGATCTCATCATGATCCAATCTCCTTCTTTGCAATAAGGGCCAGAAGGGAAACGATCAGGGGATTTGTAAGCATCCGGTCCTGTCGCGAGGACAAAACCAACGATGCTCCCAATCTCCTCAGCCTCAAGTGTCTGAGAGGCTTTAATGATTCCACCTTCTGTCTTTTCTTCCGGGTTGGGGAGAGCGATGAGTAGTTTGTACCCAGTAGGTTTGGGTAGTTGACTTGCAGTCTTGCTGTCAGTTTCTGACATGTTTAAAGC